CGCAACGGTGATCTCGTGACCAACATGTGGCTTGAGGTGGACATGGGTTCCGATGACGGTTTCGTGAACTCTGTGGGTCACGCTCTCATCGAGTACGTGGAACTCGAAATTGGTGGCCAGCGCATCGACAAGCACTACGGCGAGTGGCTTGAGATCTGGTCCGAGCTCACCCTCCCCGAGGAGAAGCGCCAGGGTTTCAAGGAGATGATCGGTCGCCGCGACTCCGATACACCCACCCCAATGCAAAACCAGAAGCTCTACATTCCCCTGCAGTTCTTCTTCTGCCGCAACCCCGGCCTTGCGCTGCCCTTGATCGCCCTTCAGTACCACGAGGTGAAGCTCAACATCAAGTTCCGTGAAGGCTCGGAGTTGAAGACTACTGGTAGTCTCCCCGAATTCGACAGTGTGAAGTTGTACGTGGACTACGTGTACCTCGACACCGAGGAGCGTCAGCGTTTCGCCCAGATGTCTCATGAGTACCTCATTGAGCAGCTCCAGCATACCGGTGCGGAGTCCACCAAGTCCGACCAGGTGCGCTTGAACTTCAACCACCCCGTGAAGGAGCTCGTGTGGGCCATCCGCCCCAATGGCGGCAAGGTGCTTCAGTTCGGTCCGGATAGCGATTTAATATTTTCTGGAGACGGGGCTACTAACGAGTTCGCCACCGCGACTAACGACCGTTTCGATACTGCCAAGTTGCAGCTCAACGGCCACGACCGTTTCACTGAGCGCGACGCGGCGTACTTCCGCCTGGTGCAGCCCTTCCAGCACCACACTCGCGTGCCCAACAAGTACATCTACTGCTACTCCTTCGCCCTGAACCCCGAGGCCCACCAGCCTTCCGGCACCTGCAACTTCTCCCGTCTCGACAACGTGACCCTGAACTTGTCCGGTATGAGCTCCTCAGCGCGTAGCGGCACTAACGCTGAGTTGCTTGTGTACGCCGTGTCCAACAACATCCTCCGCATCACCTCTGGTATGGGCGGCCTCGCGTACTCAAACTAAAGGACTGGAACCCTTTTAACGACTTGTAGACGAAACACATCATAAACCCCGAGTATATAGAGAAGATACAAAAAAATAACACTTGGTAAAAAACAACAAAAAAATAACACACGTGCTTTGCGTGTCACATACACCATTTTTTTTCTGTGGTATATGACATACAAATCAACGAACCACATTCACATACACAATGGGTGGAGGATTAATGCAACTCGTCGCCATCGGCGCTCAAGACGTTCACCTGACTGGTGAGCCCCAGATCTCTTTCTTCAAGGTGGTGTACCGCCGCCACACCAACTTCTCCATGGAGTCCATCGAGCAGTCCTTCAACGGCACCGCCAAGCCCGGTTCCCGCGTGACCTGCACCATCAGCCGCAACGGCGATCTCGTGACCAACATGTGGCTCGAGGTGACTCTTCCGAAAGAGTACTCTGCTGGTAAAGATCATCAGTACGTGAACTCCGTGGGCCACGCCCTGATTGAGTACGTGGAGCTCGAGATCGGCGGTCAGCGCATCGACAAGCATTACGGCGAGTGGCTCGAGATCTGGTCCGAGCTCACCCTCCCCGAGGAGAAGCGTCACGGTTTCAAGGAGATGATCGGTCGCCGCGACGCATACAACTCCACTTCCAAGTTGGAGTCTCGCGAGCTTTTCATCCCCCTGCAGTTCTTCTTCTGCCGTAATCCCGGCCTTGCGCTGCCCTTGATCGCCCTTCAGTACCACGAGGTGAAGCTCAACATCAAGTTCCGCGACGGCAAAAAGCTGGATACTAAGGGTGCTACAACCGGCAAGGACGTGAAGGATTTCGACAGCGTGAAGTTGTACGTGGACTACGTGTACCTCGACACCGAGGAGCGTCAGCGTTTCGCCCAGATGTCCCACGAGTACCTCATCGAGCAGCTCCAGCACACCGGCGTGGAGTCCACCAAGTCCGATCAGGTGCGCCTGAACTTCAACCACCCCGTGAAGGAGCTCGTGTGGGCCGTGCGCCGCACCGCGGACGCCGAAGTGCTCGAGTTCGGCAACGTGGATGGCAATCTCGGCAGCTACCAATCCACCGGTAACGTGTTGGACTTTGCATTCTCCACCCCTACGACCGAGTCTTTCGACTTTGCCAAGTTGCAGCTCAACGGCCATGACCGTTTCACCGAACGCAAGGCGGCCTACTTCCGTTTGGTGCAGCCCTACCAGCACCACACTCGCGTGCCCAACAAACACATCTACTGCTACTCCTTCGCCCTGAACCCCGAGGCCCACCAGCCTTCCGGTACCTGCAACTTCTCCCGTCTTGACAACGTGACCCTGAACCTCAAGGGTCTCTCCGAGAAGTCCGATGAGGGCGAATTGCTCGTGTACGCCGTGTCCAACAACATCCTTCGCATCACCTCCGGTATGGGCGGCCTCGCGTACTCCAACTAAATCTTTAAAATAAAAAAGGGTTTCTCTTGTGTGTTTCCCCCAAAAAATGATAAAAAGAGGGTTGTTGAATGAATGAATGAAAACTTAAAATGATTCAAAATTGCGAACTAGTATTCATATAATATGTGTTGTATGAGATTATAAGCACACATTATACGAAACGATGGGTGGAGGACTCATGCAACTCGTCGCGATTGGCGCTCAAGACGTTCACTTGACGGGGAACCCCCAGATCTCTTTCTTCAAGGTGGTGTACCGCCGCCACACCAACTTCTCCATGGAGTCCATCGAACAAACATTCAAGGGCACGCCGAAACCCGGGGATCGTGTGTCGTGCACCATCGCACGCAACGGCGATCTCGTGACCAATATGTGGCTCGAAGTCACTCTCATTCCCGAATCAAGTGGAAATATAAGGTACGTAAACTCGGTCGGTCACGCGTTGATCGAATACGCGGAGCTTGAGATTGGCGGCCAACGCATCGATAAGCACTATGGCGAATGGTTAGATATATGGTCTGAACTCACGCTTCCGGAAGACAAACGCGAAGGATTCAAATACATGATCGGACGACGCAACTTGGGAAAATATCGTCCGATACCAACCAACAAACTATATATACCTTTTCAATTTTTCTTTTGCCGAAATCCGGGTTTAGCGCTTCCCCTGATTGCGCTTCAGTATCACGAAGTCAAATTAAACATTAAATTCAGAGACGCATCCAAACTCACAACCACAGATATTACGGAAAACGGTGTCAAGTTAGACGACACCATTTCGTCATTCGAGGATGTGAAATTGTTTGTGAATTACGTTTATCTCGATACGGATGAGCGCCAACGCTTTGCGAAAATGACCCACGAATATCTGATCGATCAAGTCCAACACACCGGTGCCAAAAACACAATGATAGAACAGGTTCGCCTGGATTTCAATCATCCGGTCAAAGAGTTGGTATGGGTGATTCGAGACTCGACGTTTGACGTGTTATCTTCGTATGGTACAAATGAGATTGTAAATTTGCATAACGATGACAATTCTGCTAATTGGTATAAGGAGCCCTTTGCACTTCCAACAACCGAATCGTTCGTATCCGCAAAAATACAGATCAACGGCCACGATCGATTTGCGGAACGAGAGGCTTCGTATTTTCGTTTGATTCAACCGTACGAGCACCACACGCGTATTCCGCACAAACACGTATATTGTTACTCGTTCGCGTTGAATCCTGAAAACCACCAACCTTCCGGAACGTGTAACTTTTCACGATTGGATAACGTGACCCTTCATCTAAACGGTATGCATGACAAGATTTCCAACGGTGAACTGTTGGTATTTGCCTTATCGGTGAATGTGCTTCGCATCACTTCCGGGATGGGCGGTCTCGCATACTCGAATTAAAATTATAGGACATAGTACTACAATACTATAACGCACAATGGGTGGTGGTCTTATGCAACTCGTCGCCGTGGGCGTACAAGATACTCATTTGACCGGCAATCCAGAAATATCGTTTTACAAAGTGGTTTATCGTCGTCACACTAATTTTTCCATGGAGTCGATCGAACAGTCGTTTGACGGAAATGCCAAACCAGGTAGTAGAATAACGTGTACGATTGCTCGTAACGGAGATCTCCTTACTAATTTGTGGTTGTATGTGAAAGTAACAAACAATGCACTTTTAGATCAACAAGATTATACGAATTCGTTAGGACATGCTATTATCGAATATGCGGAACTCGAAATTGGAGGTCAACGAATTGACAAACATTACGGAGAATGGTTAGACATTTGGTCTGAATTGACCGTTCCCGCTGAGAAAAGGGATGGGTTTAATGAAATGATTGGTAAAAAAATGAACTTCCCTTACAACCTTCATTTAATGTATGGTTCGAACACCAACCCTATATTACTCACAATTCCTTTACAATTCTTTTTTTGTCGGCATCCGGGTCTCGCACTCCCCTTGATTGCGCTTCAATACCACGAGGTTAAAGTAAACATCAAATTCCGAGAATCGCATGCAATACATAGAAATTTTTTTGGGCCTAAAAATCAGATCACATCTTTTGAAGATGTTACATTGTACGCCAACTACGTATACTTGGATACCGAAGAACGAAAACGTTTTGCGAAAATGACCCACGAGTATCTCATCGATCAAGTCCAACACACCGGTCCCAAATCCACGATATCCGACAAAGTCAGTTTGGAATTTAACCATCCAGTCAAAGAACTCGTGTGGGTGATACGCAAGAAAGGGCATTTCGTGTTTGACTACGGCAACGTTTCCGGATCCGAATATACCCACAACGTATTTAATTTGGATTCCAACAAAGAAAATGAAGCGGAAGAACCGTTCACTAGCGGGGTCTTACAAGTCAACGGACACGATCG